AGCGCCCCATTTTTCCCCAGGGCCGAAAAGTGCCGGCCCGGGGCTCTCAAGACCATCTAAAACGGCCGCTCGAGCGGCTAGGAGGTACTCACTTGGCCACTGGACTTGCCGCGAGCGTTGCCAACGCCATCCTCGACGCCCTCTGTCGAAGCGTGGCCTGGTCGGAACCCGCCGCCTTCTACGTGAAGCTCCACACGGGTGACCCCGGCGCCGCCGGCACGGCCAACGCGGCCGTCGAGACGACGCGCCACCCCGTCACCTTCTCGGCCGCCTCGGGCGGCGCCATCACCAACAGCGCGGACATCGACTGGTCGACCGTGGCGGCCACCGAGGTCATCACCCATGTGTCCTTCTGGGACGCGGCGGCGGCCGGCAACTTCATCGGCTCCGACGCCCTCGAGGCGTCCAAGAGCCTCGACGCCGGGGACGACTTCTCCATCCTGGCCGGGGACCTCGACCTCTCCCTCGGCGCCATCGCGGCGTAGCGTCACCGCACAACGGGGGTAGGTAGAGCGTGGCGTTCACACACCGCGTTTCAACACCGTCCTCCACCAACAACGCCGCCACCTACGCCAGCGGGTCGTTTACGCCGGCGGTCGGTGAGCTCCTGGTCGCCATGGCCTACTACACGGCCGGCACCCAGGTGGACACCACGCCCGCGATGTCGGATTCCAAGGGCCTGGGCTGGACGCTGGTGGGGTTCCAGGAGGCCGACAATCACGGAAATGGCCTCGCCATCTTCGTGGCCAACGCCCTCGTTGCCTCGGCCACGTCCATGACCGTCACGCTGGACGTCTCCGGGGGCACGGGCAACACCGGCGCCGAAATCGCCGTGGTGGGGCTCAGCGGCATGACCAAGGTTGGCGCCGCGGCCATCCTCCAATCCAACTTCAAGGACAAGGCGCTAAGCGGTGGCAACTCCACCACGCCCTTTGCCGCCTTCGGGGCGAACGCCCAGACGGGCAACCCGACTCTAGCGGCTGTCGGCGGGGCCGGCCTAAACCCCCTCACCATCACACCGCCGACGGGGTGGACCGAAAAGCTAGACACCGGGTACAACACCCCGACCACCGGTTTCGAGTACGCCACGCGCGACTCCGGATTCACCGGCACGACCATCACGTGGGGAAGCACCGCCCCCGGCCGCTGGCAGGCCGGCGTCATCGAGTTCGACATCTCGAGCGGCGGCGGGGCGACCGTCACGGGCGCCGTGAGCACGGCCCTGACGCTGTCGAGGACGACGGCGGGGCACCGCCGCGCCAAGGCCGCGTCCGCGTCGTCTCTGACCACCACTCTGACGGTGGCAGGTCATCTCGGAGCACGGGCGGCCTCGAGCCTCCCCCTGACGCTCGGCGTCACCACGCTGGCACATCGCGGCGCCAAGGCCGCCGCCGCCCTGCCGCTGTCCCTGGCCGTCACGGCCTCGGCCAAGCGCCGAACGTTCGCGGCCGCCGCCCAGGGATTCACTCTCGGGCTCGTCACTTCCGCCCGACGCCGGGCCAACGCGGCCCTGTCCCTCCCCCTCACCCTCGCGGCCACCGTTGCGGCCACCGCGAGCGGCGCCATCGAGGGCGCCGTGTCGCTGGCGCTCTCCGTGACTTTCGGGAGCTCGGGCCATCGCCGCGCCAACGCGGCCTCGGCCTTCCCGCTCTCCCTCTCGGCCACCACCGCCGGACGCCGGCGCGCCCTGGCCGCCACGGCCGCGGCTGTCGTCCTGGGCATCACCACGGCGGCACGCCGCCGGGTGAGCGCGGCCGCCGCCTCGGCCCTCGCCCTCGGAATCACCACGACCGGCCTGCGGCGTGTTCGCGGCGCGGCCTCCACGGCGCTCTCGTTCGTGGCGCAGGTTGCCGGCACCGCCATCCGCGCGCTGGCGGGCATCCCCGCCACGGTCGAGCTCTCCGACCGCGCCCTGGCCGCCGTCGCGCTGGCCGACACGCCCACCGGGAGTGTCGTACTGACCGAGGCCGCCACCGGCACGGTCGTACTGGAGGACGAGGCCCTCTGGAGCGTGACCCTGACCGACCAGCCGACGGGCACCGTCGCGCTCACCGAGAACCCGACCTAGAGGACGCGCATGGCGTACAGCCGAGACACGGAAGTCGAGCTCAAGGGAACCTTTCGGCGCACGAGTGACGACGCGCTCACCAGCCCCACCGACGTCACGCTCGAGGTCCTGGACCCGGCCGGCACGTTGACCACGTACACGCTCGCGGCCTCCCAGGTCACCGAGGAGAGCACGGGCGTGTTCACGCGCGCCGAGGTCCTCGACCAAAGCGGCGTGTGGTACTACCGCTACAAGGGCACGGGCGCCGTCAAGGTGTCCGACTGGAAGCGCATTGACGTCACCGACGACCCGCTCGATTAGACGGTGTCCGGCTTCGTCGAGGAGGTTGAAAGCGGGGACCGCCTGCGGGGCCTGGTGGCCTTGCGAGGCGAGTTGGCGCGAGCCATCGCGGCCACCCCGGACGAGAAGGCCCTGGCGGCCTTGGCCCTGCGTCTGACGCGGGTACTCGAGCAGATTGACGACCTCGGGGGCGCGACGCCCGCGGAGGAGGACGATGACCTGGCGCGACGTCGGGACGCTAAGCTGTCCGCCGCGGCTAACGCATAGCCCCGGCACCGGAGTCGACACACTAGGCCCCGAGGCAACGGAGCTCGCCCGAGAGGCGGGACTCATCCTCGACGACTGGCAGGCGTGGTATCTCGACGGCGCCCTGGCCTTCCGCTCAGATCGCAAGTGGGCCGCCTTCGAGAACGGGCTGGACGTTCCCCGCCAGGACGGCAAAGGCTCCATCATCGAGACGCGCTGTCTGGCCGGCCTGGACCTTCTCGACGAGAAGCTCCTGACGTACACGGCCCACGAGTTCAAGACGGCCCAGGAGCATTTCCACCGCATCACCTTCCTGGTCGAGAACTGCGACCGCCTGCGCCGCAAGGTCAAGCGGGTACGCAAGGCCGCCGGCGCCGAGGCCATCGAGATGCTCGACGGCACCCGCCTCCGCTTCCTGGCCCGCTCCGCCGGCTCCGGCCGCGGCTTCTCGGGGGACGTCGTGTTCTTCGACGAGGCCATGATTCTCTGGGCCGCCGCCGTCGGCGCCCTCCTCCCCACCATGGCCGCCCGCACCAACGTCACCGCCGGCGGACCCCAGCTTTGGTACACGGGGACGGCCGGACACGGCGAGGCCGCCCGGGTGTTCGCCAGCGTGCGGGACCGGGCCATCGCCGGGAACGACGAGGGCCTGTTCTACGCCGGCTGGGAGGCAGGAGAGGCGGACGACCACACGGGCGAGGACGTCGACCTCGACGACCGCGCCGAGTGGTATCGGGCCAATCCCGCGATGCACGGCCCCAACCCCCGCATCACGGAGGAGTTCGTCCAGAAGGAGCGGAACGCCCTGACGGACGACGAGTTCGCCCGGGAGCGCCTCTGCATCTGGGGCGGCGCCGGCATGCGTAGCGCCATCGACCCCGACACCTGGCTGGCCCTGACGGACGCCAAGTCCAAGCCTCGCGGCCCCATCGCCCTGGCGGTGGACGTGCCGCCCGAGGGCAAGCGGGCCTCCATCGCCCGCGCCGGCGAGCGCGCCGATGGTCGGGTCCACGGCGAGGTCGACACCCGCCCCGGCACGGGCTGGGCCGTCGAGCGGCTGGCCGAGATTTCCAAGAAGCGCAACGCCGTGGTCGTGCTGGACGGCGGCTCGAGGGCCATGAGCCTCGTGCCGGCCCTCATCAAGGCCGGCGTGGAGCCCGTCATCTACGGCACCCGCGACGTCGTGGCCGCCTGCGGCGCCTTCGTCGACAAGGTGGACGAGGACAAGTTCCGCCACATGGGCCAGACCGAGCTCAACCTGGCCGTCGACGCCGCCCGCCGGCGCAAGGTGGGAGACGCCTGGGCCTGGCACCGGCGCGACACCAGCGCCGACATCTCGCCCCTGGTGGCGACCACCCTGGCCGTGCACGGCCTCAAGGAAGAACCGCCCCGGCGCAAGACCGGGCGAAGCATGGCGGTCTAGGAGGACATTTGCCCCTGACGAAGGACGCGGCCGAGAGCCTGGCCAAGACACTCTACGACAAGCGCCAGGCCGAGCGGCCCCGCCTGGACCGCCTCCTGTCGTACCGCCGGGACGGCGTGGAACCCAACGGCGTGATGTCTGACGGGCGCCTGGCCACGCTCCCCTCCGGCGTCCCCGCCGAGGTCAAGACGCTGGCCAAGCTCTCGAGGGTCAACCTCATCCGCTACGTGGTGTCGGCCCGCGTCCAGAATATGTACGTGGACGGCTTCCAGACGGACGAGAGCCCCGACAACGTTGCCGCCTGGGACATCTGGCAGGCCAACGGCCTCGACGCCCGCCAGGTCGGTGTCCACCGCGCCGCCCTCACGTTCGGCGCCGCCTACGTCGTGGTCCTGCCCGGTGATCCGGTGCCCGTCATCCGCGGCGCCAGCCCCAGGGACATGACGGTGGCCTACGGCGACGATGACGAGTGGCCCCTCTACGCGCTTGAGCGGCGCCGCGGCGGCCTCTGGCGCCTCATCGACGAAACGTCTGTCTACACCCTCCGCATGGAGGGCGAGAAGTTCGAGCAGGTGGACCAGGCCGAGCATGGCGCCGGCGTCTGCCCAGTCATCCGCTTCCGCGACACGGTCGACCTGGACGTCGACGTCGAGGGCCTGGTGGAGCCTTTCATCGCGCTCCAGGACCAGGTCAACATCACGTCCTTCGGCCTCCAGGTGGCCCAGCACTATGGCGCCTTCCGCCAGCGGTACATCATCGGCTGGCTGGCCGACTCCGAGGCCCAGGCGCTCAAGACGGGCGCGTCCCGGCTCATGATGTTCGAGGACAGCCCCGACGAGGTCCGGGTCGGCGAGTTCTCCCAGACCGAGCTCCGCGGCTACATCGAGAGCCGCGAGG